ACCCCCTCCAACCTAAGCATGCTTAGGAAAAGAAATGAACACAATAGAAATATTGTATTGGGATTTTTGTGCAATCAATGAATTAAATTGAAATAAATGTAACCTAAATTTAAATTTAATTAAGTCATGTAATTTGTATAATGGTCTATTCTAACACATCAAAGTGAACATTTTCATAGTTAATCAAAATTCCTATCTTTTGACCAGTTTCATTGTATTGAAGAATGGCATAATCTGTGACAACTAAAACACTAACATCGAGTTCATGACAGATTGTTTCAATGTCCTCTTCTTGTCCCCATTCATCATTGCTTAATATGGCTTTTTTATGTGGATCCTCATCTAATAATTTCAGATGATCAGAGTCATGAACAATCTGTCTAAGCTCTTCTTGCTTAAAATATTTTCCATGATTGGAAAGTAAATACACAAAACAATTAAATAAACAAGATCCTCCAGGCAAAGGAGAAATCTTTTTTATTTCCTTAGATAAAATATTCTGTGAATATGGCAATTCTGGTAGTGTAGAGTGATAAAATATTGAAAATTCAGCACTATCATCATTAGGCCAGTAAACTTCGAAGTCTTTTGCACCATTAACAAGAATAGTCATATCAGATAAATGAAAAGTACAGTTCATCTTTTGAACTTGAGACTTAATATCAAATTTTGGATTTCTTAAGATGTAAGTAATGTCCACATTTAAATATAAGAAGCAGTTTCTTTTAAGAACTTTTTTCTCTTTATAAGAGTTTTGAAGGTGGTTAAGTAAATTGAAATCTTCTCCTATATCAGCTGATTCATCTGAGTCTGTCAAGCTATGTGTCAAGTCATCATCCTCTTCTTCAGCAGACAAAGAAATATCATTCTCTTCTAAATTGTCTAAACACTCTAGACTATCTTTTGTAGATTCTGACTCCTTTTCATTTTCTAAATTTAAAGCATGAGCTCTGAAGTCTTTTAGCAATTTTAAATCCTCTTCATAGCCTACCACTTGTGTTAGCAAAGGCATCTTGACTCTCCTATTTGTTGTTTTCTCAATCATTTGAGACACTTCATCAATTGCTTCTTCTAAAAGTTTTTGTTCTGCATTTAACAAATCAAATAATTGTTCTGATTTCGGATGTATTTGGAATTTACTAAGCATTTTTTGTTCTAAGTCATTATTAGGCAAATAAATGCCTAATCTGGTAGAAGATCTACTAGACCTTGATTCTTTTGGCTTGTATCCTAGTAAAATAAATTCTCGAAGTGATTTAACAGTAGTTAGTGAAGTGAAATCTGTGGGTGTTGCGAATAATAAATTGAGTGCAATCTGTTGATAAATGGTTAATAGATTACCAGAATCCCCTTTTGACATTACTTCTAAAAGTTCATCATTATCAGGAATTCTTCTTCTCAATTCATGGTTGAATTTATAAAACAATGTGTTTGGGAATGTAGTTTCTGTATCTTTTATACCATAAACCAAATGCCTACAATAAGAAAAATCTGTTTGCGCTTTCATTAGAACATTATCCAAATTGATAAGACAGGAATCAAATTCCACTGTTTTTTGAATTGCTCTTTTTAAGGCTTGAGTATTAAAAACCAACTCATTAAATCTGTCTATTAATGTCTTGTCAAATTCTTCTTCTTTGTCTTTTTTAACTAGCTCATCATAATCAGGATCTTCAACCTGCTGGAAAAATTCGACTCTTGAAATAAAATTTAAATATTCTTTACAATCAAAATAATTTTGCTCCATAGACTGGTGAAACATCTCATTTGTAGGCATTCTTTTAGGAAAACTTTCCAATTTGGTCAAAACATAAGACTGAAAATCTAAAGATTCCTGCTTTACAATCTTTTCTCCTAATTCACCCCAATCAAACAGCTTTTCATTTGTGGGTAATGTTATTTTCTTCCAAACTTCAAAATTCATAATAGTTGACAGTTTAACATCTTTTCCGCCCATGATCATTCTAGACTTGATAATTTCTCCATGTCTCACTTTATTGTAAGATCTAGAGTCGATCCAAATATTTTCTATAATGTAACCATTATGATCAGCATCCCTTCTTTCTTGAAATGTTCTTGCCAATCTTTTTGACTCTATGAGATACAATGTTTGAACGCAATTTCTTTTTTCTACGAAATTTGAGTCAATGTCTATCATAGGCACTACAAGTTTCATGTTTCCATTGGTCAAGGCTAATGTAGAGTTTTCTAGAAATGCAACGTTACTCTTGAGTTCAGGAGAGATCTTAATTTTAGAACCTTTGAAGCTTTTTGAAATGCCATATTTGGACAATTTCAAATCATCATCAACATTATCTCCTAGTTCTAACTTATGTTCTTTAATTATTTTCATGTAAACATCTAAATGTAGCTTAAAACTAGACAAATCATTCACAATAATTTCCTGTATTAAAGAATCCATCATGATAGTTTTAATGGTAAGAGTTGAGATTATTGTGGTTAAACATCCTATTCCTTCCCATGACTTGTTCTCTTTATTAAAATGTTGAGCCTGAGAATACCAAGTCAAATGATTTTCAAAAGAATATTTAAACAACTCATTTTTGACATCTTCTTTTTTATCTGAGAGCACCAACTTAAGAATTTTGTATTTCTTTGCCTCCTTGCTAGTTAGCTCACTTAAATCTAACTTAGGAATTAGTTCTTTTAACGTGTTCATTTTGTATGACTCTTTATATGGTAAGTTAAGTAAGATTTTCATGTTAGAAAAAATGATGTCATTTTTGTTTATAGAGACATCTTTCCCTGTCACTACTTGTATCTTCTTATCCTTTTGAAAAATTCTAGTTAACAGATAAGGATAATTTGATCCTTTTGCTACTGTGTCAAAAAATGTTAGTGTCCTATTTTTCCCTACCACATTTCTAACATAATTGGCTAATTGTCTACTAGAACAATTTAAAAATGCTTTTGTTTCTTTCTCCGTCCATTTCAACCAATCAAACTCCTCCATGTACTCTCTAAATAATCTTCTGTAAGCATCTTTTGTTATTTCATCACACTCAACATCAAACCAAACATTTTTAACTGTTTCATAGAAGAGCTCTAATTCACTAGTTTTGTTATGCAAAACAGTGATTTGACTTCTTCCTCGTTGTATGTAATCAACATCAACCAAATATGACTGATTACTAATCACACTAATATAATGGATTATTTCATTATATAGCTTAAATTTAGGAAACATCTGTGAAAGATCACTAATGCCGTTTTCTGTGCATTTAAGCATCCACCCAACTAGACTGTCCTTTTCTTTACCGATTTTGCAGACTTTTATAAATGTGCAGAAAAATGATGCCATGTTTTCAGTGATGCCATATCTTGATGATAAAGATTGCTTAACATCAAAATCTTGACACTTTTGTTTAATTTTAATTACAGAAGAATAAACATCATTTCTACTTTTTTCATAATACAACATAGGATTATTTTCCAAGTATTGTTCTTCTTCTGATGACAGTTCTCCGACTTCTTCAACCAGCTGTTTCCATTTTTTCCATCCTGACTTACTAATGTGAGTGTTTAACCTAAGAGTGTTGCCAGAAGGTAAGTTAGTTTCCATTGGTGTGTGATAAGAGTTGGGTAGATATTTAACTAAAGCTCCTTGTGTATGACAATAAAAATTAAAGTCAAATCCGAAAACAGCTGTTGCTACTATAGGTTCTAACATGAAAAAACCCAAAGATGGGTTTAAACATTCTTTCAAAAGTTTTGATGTAACCTGGAATGAAGATGTGTTGTTACAACCAAGTAGATTGTAATAAGCGCATAACTGATTCAACTTAATTTTAAAACAAGTGTGTGTTGTGCAACCCTTTTCTAAGCAATCTTTTAATAAATTATAATAAAATTCTTGTCTTTGTATAATAGATTGGGCAGAAGGCAACTGGCAAGCAACCATAGCAAATTTAATTGTTGGTTGTATGCTCTTCCCCAAGGCAAGCCATTGAGAATTGTATTCAATGATAAAAGGCACACAAGTTGCAGTTTTTTCAGCACTGGGGATAATGCCAAATTTGTATGAAAGACTGTCTTTTAAGTGCATCAAACTTAAAAAGAGCTCTTTATGCTTATGAAATAGCTTGGAATCTCCCATAATGGCCATTGAGGAGTCATCAGAGCCTTGGAGCACACATATGTTTACTTTTTCAAAATACTGTTTGTAGATTGTATCATTGAATGCATCCCGAAGTACTTTAAATTGAATCTGTCTAAAACCCTCTTGAACAATGGTGTGGAAAAGACTTGATGAATGGTGCAATATTCCTTGCATGAACCCAGACTGAATTGTCATAAACATATCTTCCTTCTTTTTAATTGCACATAAATTGCCTTCTCTCAAATCATTTAATACAACATTTGATGTGTGGAAATTTGTGCCCATGAAAGATTCAATTAAAGAGGGAGGCAAGAAGATTTTTTTGTCAAACCATAGAGACAAAGCATCTTTAACAATCTTGTGATACTCTTGAGGCAGAAATGCTTTTAACACAATATAGAATTTTGTTACAATCTGAGATTGAGACCATTTAGATGCATCACCACTCTTCATTAAGCAGAAAGGAGAGCCATTGTTTTCCAATGAATACTTTAGTGTCTTTGGGATCAATGCTGTTGAGTTTTTGGGATGATTTAATGTTTCACTTTGGAAAAAACTACACAATGATCTTGATATTGTCTCTACAAATAACTGTACAATGCGAGCATGTATGTCTACAACATAAATTTCCCTCAAGCCATTATGTTGATCTTTAGGAAACAATTCTACATTAAAGCAATTGTTATTCACAATGTAAGAAATACAAGGTTCAACCAAATCTATAAAATGCTCTGGTTTGTAAGTGTTAATCAGTTTAACTATATTTGACATGACTCTAGGCCTTGCAGACTTTAGCTCTTCTAAATTTTCCTCAGAGTATTTTCCTCTCAGATCAGGTTTTGCACTTGCCTTTAATGTGGCAATGGATTCAAAATCTATAGACATCAAATTGGATGTGATGCGTTCTCTAATTATAGAATCCAACTGATTTCCAAACATGTCATAAAGTAATTCCTTACCTAGTTCAGAAAAAGTCCTAACATACTTGTAATCAAAGCAATGATCCTTTCTTATGTTCAATTCATTTGTTGAAATTTCTTCTGCTTTAACATTTAAAAATTTAATTTCATAATCTAGTATTTTTTCAATCATTTTAGATGATTGATTGCTTTGAGGTTGTTTAACTTTTGTCATTATGTATCCTGCATAAGAAATGTTTATACCTTCCTTAAATGTAATATCGGAACCAAATAAGTCTTTCATACCATGAACCTCCAATGTTCCTTGATCAAAAGACACTTGTGGCTTATTGTCAGTCAAAAAATTATTCAACAAATAAACTTTATTTGTAAGATAAACCTGTAGTCTATCTCTCATTAGCAATCCAAGCTTTTTATTCATTGTAGAAGAGTGTTCTGTAATAGAAAGAGATTTCATGTAAGTGTATCTCAAACTAGTAACTATCTCTTCATTTCTATCCTTATTACTTAAGAATATCATTAAACTAAGCCATTTTGCATTTGTAAGTGCAGAATTATGACATTTATCAAAAATTTCATCATAACAACAGAATGTGCTACGAATGGTCTCCTTACAACTCAAAAAATTTTCAAGATCCCGTTTCATTAAGGAACCCCATTCTGTCACCAAGATTCCATTGGAAGTTACAAATTTAGGGCCAAGTGTGTCACTCAAAATGTAGTTAACTTTACAAACTACAAAAAAGAATATATGTGAGTTAGAATTTGTTGTCTTTATGTACACATCTGCCTGAAACCTCTTTAGAGACTTGACAATGAAAAAACCATTTTTTGTGTTTTCTCGCAAACTCAAGTTGATTTCAAACATCAAGTCAGATACAAAGTTCAGCCAATTTATAAATTTTGTACTATTTTCCTCGTTATGCTCTTTAATCACATTTTCACCTTGATCAATCATGTTTACATGGGCATCAATCATACAACTATAAGCTGTTCTCATTAGACCATACGCTTGATCTTCTACTACATTCTCCACTTTTTCATCTAGAAGTTTTGCAAATTCTAATCTAAAACTCTCTATGTCTTGTGTGTCGACATTAAAGGAAAAGGGAATTTTACTCAATTGCCTTTTCTCTATGATTTCTGTTTTATCTTTAAACTCTTTTGCCATTACACCATCTAGGTTAAGTTCCAACATTTCCTTGGGTGTCAATTCAGGCTTAAATTGATAGCCTTTTCTCTCCTTTTTGTCCTCTCTCTTATCTTCATAATATCCTGACATTATCTCAAAATGTGTCATAGGAGTGGCGAAATCAATTTGTGTCTTTTGTGTAATTTTCCCTTCTTCTATTATTTTAATTTTCGACTCAGCAATGAGAGAATTGACACAGGTTGTTTCCAAAAGTTCTAAACTCACCCTCTTTTCAGGACAAATCATAGGAATGACAGTAATGCGTTTAAGATCTGTTCTGCCTTCAGTAGGGAAACTAATAGGTGATGGGGGTTTTTCAATGAACTTTGCAGTGGTTATGTCATCTTCCACATGCTTGACGACTTCTGTTAAAACCTGTCCAAGGCTTGAATCATAATCAAAATTTTCCCAAACCTGGTCAATGAGATCAAAAGCTTGCTTCTTGCCATCATAATGATTTTTTGGAACATAATTTTGCAGAATGGTGCTTAGTTTGCGAGAAAATTTAGTTTCTGAAGATGTTGTCCAATAAGTTTTCCCTTCCATCAACAATTCAGATTGAAGACGTTTCAATATACAAAAATTGCTTGTCATTGCCATTTGAATGTTCTTTTTAATTTCATAGTTCGAGACTACTAAATCATAAGAAATGACAATAACAATAACTTTTCTTCCATTGGCAATATGAGCATACTTCTTCAACTTGCTCTGCATTTGGATCTCTAAAGCATGGAAGTCTGACACAGAGCTTGTAGAGATTTCCAAAAGAAAATCTTCACTCACAAAGTCAGGTGTAAGTCCATAAGAGGTCATGTCAGTTTTAAACTGACCTGAGATTGCATAAGAGACACAGTCATGAATAAAATTTGGATTGTTGTAGTCAATCTTAATCAACTCATATTCCAAATTTTTATTCATAAGCCTTATGTAATTACCTTCATGAACATATTCTATATTAATTGGCATGTCAGAGGAAAATACTCCTTCATAAGTTAAATCACAAACATTTTCCAGGTCAATTCTTTGCATTATTGATGCACTCATGATTCAAAAGCTATAGTGATTATCACTTTATGTTAATTGATGTGTTTTTGAAATTTGGAGGGGT